TGTGGAACCACAGGTGTTGCAAGGGTTCTCAGCGGATATATTATTATAACTAACAGCCAAAATTTAATCAATGGTTATAGTAACTTTGGTTGAGCCAATACAACTTGTACCCGAACCACCGGCGGTACAAGTATGAACACCAGAACTCAATGACGTTAAAGCAAGTGAACCAGCTGTACCACCACTTCCTATTGTTGTCTGTCCACCTAAAACTGGTAATGATGCAATTCCCGAACTAGGTGTAACTGCAGAAGGTGTGGCATCACCCATGATTACCGATTCAGTTTTTGAGAAAGAAGAACCAGCAGTTGTAATCGAAGTATCTGTCTGAATCATTGCTGGCACTCCGTTTGTCAAACTGCCAACATTTATTCCACCAATTTTTCCAGATGTTGTGGTATCTCCTACAGTTACAGAAGGTGTAATATTATTTCCACTTAAAGAATATGTTGTACCTACTTTATTTGTAACTACATATGGCATATCAACAGTAATCTGAGCAGACGTAACAAACTCTTGCTTTATATCTGCAAAGGCAGCAGATGGAAAAAATAAAAGCAATGCAAATAGTTTTTTCATTTAATTCCTACGTTGGTGTCTTTGTTATCCACTATCTTAGCAGCGTTTGTAGGTTTCTTTTTGTTTACACTTATACCATAACTACCTAAGACCCCTGAG